AGCGTCGGGGCCACGGTTCAGGATGCGGACTTCGTGCGTGAGGGACAAACGGCCAGCGTCAACGGCCGGGAGTTTGCCGGGCCGGTCAACGTGGCCCGCCGGGCGGTGCTTTCAGAGGTGAGTTTTGTGGGCAACGGCGCGGACGACCAGACCAGCGCCAGCATTGCCGCCACCAAGGCGGCCAAGGAGAAGCAGACAATGGACGGCAAAGAGACCAAGGATGTGGCGGGCACCGAGACCAAGACCGAGACCCCGGCGGGCGGGACGGTGACGGCTACGGCGCCGGCCGGCACGACCGTGACGGCGGCCGCGCCCGACCCGGTGGCGGAGATGCGCGCCAAGGTCGGCGCGGAGAAGGAACGGATCGCTGCCGTCGAGAAGGTCTGCGGCGACCAGCACCCGGCCATCGCCGCCCAGGCGATCAAGGAAGGCTGGGATGTGACGAAGACCGAGTTGGAGGTCCTGCGGGCCAGCCGCCCCAAGGCGCCGGCGGCGCACGTGCCGGACAACTCCGTCACTGGCCAGGTCCTCGAGGCCGCCTGCATGATGACGGCCAAGCTGGCCGATGTCGAGAAGCTCCACGACGAGAAGACCCTCAATGCCGCCCACAAGCGGTTCCGCGGTGGCATCGGCCTCCAAGAACTGCTGCTGGAGGCCGCCTGGGCCAACGGCTACACCGGCCGCAACTTCCGCGACTCGCGGGAAGTGCTGCGGTTCGCCTTCGGCAAGGACGTGGCGGCCGGCTACTCGACCGTCGACATCGGCGGCATCCTGTCGAACGTCGCCAACAAGTTCCTGCTCGAAGGCTTCTTCAGCGTCGAGCGGACGTGGCGGAACATCTGCGCGGTCCGGAACGTCAGCGACTTTAAGACCATCACGTCCTACCGCCTGATCGGGGCCGACCAGTACCAGCCCGTGGCGCCGGGCGGCGAACTGAAGCACGGGACCTTGGGCCAGGAGCAGTACACCAATAAGGCCGATACCTTCGGCCTCCTGCTCTCGGTCGACCGCCGGGACGTGATCAACGACGACATGGGGGCCATCACCCTGGTGCCCCGCAAGCTGGGTCGCGGCAGCGGCACCAAGATCAACGACGTCTTCTGGACCATCTTCCTGGCCAACTCGGCGTTCTTCACGGCCGGCAACAAGAACTACTTCGCCGGCGCCGACACGGCCCTGGGCATCGACGGCCTGACGAAGATCGAGACGGCGTTCATGGACCAGGTGGACAGCGACGGCAAGCCCATCGGCATCCTGCCGCAGATCATCCTGGTGCCGACGGCGCTCTCTGCCACGGGCACGGTGCTGTACAAGTCGACCGAGATCCGCGACACCACGGCCAGCACCAAGACCCCGACCGCCAATCCGCACCAGGGCAAGTTCCGCGTCGAGGTCAGCCGCTATCTGGCCAACGCCAAGTACACCGGCAACTCGGCTAAGGCGTGGTATCTGCTGGCCGACCCGGCCGACCTGCCGGTGATCGAGATGGCGTTCCTCAATGGCCAGGAGGCCCCGACCATCGAGACGGCTGAGGCGGACTTCAACGTCCTGGGCATCCAGATGCGCGGCTACCACGACTTCGGCGCGGCCCTGCAGGACCCCCGCGGCGGCGTCAAGGCGAAGGGCGAGGCCTGATCGCTAGGCCTCGGTAACAGGAACCAGTAACCACAGGCCGCCCCTTGGGGCGGGGCAAGGAGCAAAGCATGGCAACGGCGACGTTCGTGCAGGAAGGCAGTGCGGTGGACTACACGCCCTCGGCGGATGTGGCGGCCGGGGACGTGGTGGTGCAGGCGGACCTGGTGGGCGTGGCGCCGCGGCCGATCGCGGCCAACACGCTCGGGGCCCTGGCGGTGGCCGGTGTCTTCGAGTTCCCCAAGGCTACCGGCACCGGCAAGGCGATTGCCGCCGGCAAGAAAGTTTACTGGGACGCCACCAACAAGCAGGCGACCGAGACCTCCACCAACAACACGCTGCTCGGTAAGACGGTGGCGGCCACGGTCGACGCCGACACCACGGTTCGCGTGCGCCTGAGCCAGTAGGAGCCCGCGCCTGTGGCTGACCTGATCGGCGGCGCGCTCCAGTGGCTGGAAGGTATGCGGCATAAGCATGCAACGCGGCCGGTGGCCTACATCCGCGGCCTGGATGCGATCAACATCCAGGCCACGGTCGGCCGGTCGGTGTTCCAGGTCCTCTCCGGCGAGGGCGCCACCGAGACGGTCGAGCGGCGGGACTACATCGTTCGAGCTACTGACTTGATGTTCGGCGGCGTGGTGACGTTGCCGCAGGTCAGTGACCGGGTCCGCGAGATGATCGGTGGCCAGGTCCAGGAATATGAGGTTGTGGCAACTGGCCAGGAACCGCACTACCGCAAGTCCGACCCCGACGGGATGGCCCTGCGGATTCATACGGCCCTGGTGAAGGTGGCGGCAGCGTAAGGAGCGTTCGACGTGGTCAGCATGGCCCAGGTCGCGCAGGCGGTGGTGACGGAACTGAACGGCCACACGTTCAGCACGCCGCTCGCGGCGGTGCGGTCCTACTACCCGGTCTACAAGCGGGAGGAGATGGACACGCTGCACGTGACGGTGGTGCCGGCCGGCTCGGACTACTCCCTCAGCGACCGCTCGACGATCGGCCGGGACTTCGTGGTGGACATCTCGGTCCAGAAGGCGGTGTCGCCCAAGGACCTTGTCGCAGTGGACGCCCTGGTGGCCCTGGTGGAGGAGATCGCGGACTTCTTCCTCGGCCGGCGGCTCTCGGCCCTGGTGTGCGCCATCTGCCCGCACGTAGCGATGGCGCCGGGGAACGAACGGGGATACTTGGAAGAGCACATGGAGACGCTCTCGCTCTTTACAGGCGTTCTCCAGGTGACAGTGCGGGTGGTGGAGTAGGCCATGAACAACATCATCATGCGGAAGGTCGCCGTCACGTCCTCCTACGCCCCGCTGGTCGCGGGGTCACTGGTGGGTACGTTCACGATTTCCTGCCCGCCGGGCAACTCGGGACCGGTCAACTTCCTGGGCGACGACGGTTCCGATGTGCCCTGGATTCCGAGCGAGTGGCACATCTTCAAGCATATCGACCTACAGACCATCCAGGTCAAGGGCACGGTTGGCGACAAGGTCACCGTGGTTGGAGGCACGTGGTAATGCCTTACGGCGGCGAAGGCGAGCCTGGCCCTGTCGGTCCTGCCGGCCCCGCGGGCGCCCCCGGCGCTCCTGGTGTTCCTGGCGCTCCCGGTGCCACCGGAGCCCAAGGTCCGCAAGGACCGCAAGGGCCTCAGGGTCCGCAAGGTCCTCCCGGTTCCGGCGGGCCGATGCTCGTGCTGACGCTGGTGGACCCTGCCTGCCCGGAGAATACCAGCCGCGCAGTCACCTTCGATGTCGCGTGTGACTCGTGCAACGCCGAGATCGTTGTGGGCGAGAGTCTCTACGACGGCCTGCGGCTGCCCATGCTGGCCGACAGCATCGCCATCAAGCCGCGGTGCTGCGGTTGCGGCAGCACGCTGACCATCGCGCCGCCGTGCAACTGCAGCGAGTTCGCCGCCATCACGCGCGGCGACCCTTGCGGGATGGCGGGCCTGGCGCTCTTCATGCCGCTGCGCCTGGCGTGCGACGGCTACGATCCGTGCGGCTTCTGCTCCAGCTTCGACATTTCGATCACGCCCCAGGACTACGCCTGCCCCGACACGATGTGGGTTGAGTTTGATGGCACATTCTGCCGCGACGGCAACTGCACGCCGCTGCCGATGCACTTCCTGCCGCAGGTGACGTTTGAGGAATGCACGACCTTCTACCGGTGCACGGAGTTCCAGTCCGGCGTCACGTTTGAGGGCTGCGTGTCGGCCTACAGCGGCGTGGACTTCTACGGCGTCGTCAATTTCCGGGCCGGGGATCAGTGCGTCGAGATCGGGTGCTGCGGCATCTGGATCGGCTGCTGCATGCACCTCGATTCCAGCGGCTTCGACCTTGGCGGCGGCACAGTGACGCTGGGCTCCAACGGCCTGGGCCTGACCGAGTACTGCGGCTGCGCCTGGCGGTGCGGCCAGGTCCGGTTCTACGAGGGCGATCTGTGGGTCAGCGTCCAGACCGGCGGGGGCGGCTACGTCTGGAAGCGCATCTCGAGGGAAGCATGACCGAAGCCACCACCAATCAGGCGGTTGAGGCGCCGCCCGCCGCGCCCACGGCGCTGGTGGGTTTCGACCCGGCCACCACGCTGGCCCTGGTGCTGACGTACCCGGATGGCGCCATGCCCGTGACGATGGCGGCGTGGTTGTCCAGCCGGTGGGCGGGGCAGATGCAGAACGTCGTAACCTGGAACCAGAAAGGGCCGATTGACGTGGTTCGCTGCCAGGCCATCCACCGGTTCGTTCTGCCGCGGACCGACTTGAAGCGTGTGCTGCTTCTGGACCGCGACATGGAACCCGGGCCGGAAACGGACCCGCTCCTCGTCAGCGCCACGCCGCTGGCAGTCGCCATCTACCCGATTGGCGACATGCGGGGCTGGTCCAGTGACGGCGCGGCCCATTGCGGCTGCATGATGGTGGACGTGGAGGTTTTCAGGAAGCTCGCGGAGGAGAAGGACGCGCCGCTCTTTTTCTTCCCCCGTACCAAAGACAACACCCGCGTGACCGGCTGTGAGTGCGGCTGGTTCGTGGCGCGGGCCCGTAAGGCCGGGTTCCCGCCGCCGCTCAAGGTCGGCTGGTGCGGCCACAGGCCCCTTGTCAGATAGGAGAGGACGATGCCCGAGGAAGCAACCATTCCGGTCGAGAAACCCGCCACGCCGGTGCCCATGAGTATCGTGGATGCCCCGACCGTGCTCGGCGATGCCGCCAAGACCGAGGCCCAGGCGATCAAGGCCGAGGTGACGGCCATTGTCACGCGGCACGTGATGTCGGCCCGCGGGAGCCTTCAGCGGCTGCAGGCGGTCTACACCCGGTATGGCAAGGACAAGGTCGAGGCCGCCCTCGGCGAGACGGGCACGGCCGAACTCGCCACGATGGCCGACAGCCTGGTCACGTGCGTGGGCCAGGCCGTGGGCCAGGCCCCGGCCAACCCGATGACGGTGGTGCCGGCCACACCGGTCGCCCCGGCGGATGCCACGACGTAGGAACTCAAAACACAAGGAGCGATGACACATGCCTGCGAAACTCGGTTCTGAAGCCAAACTGTACTTCTGCGCCGCCGGCATCGGCGGGACGCCGACCTGGACGGAACTCACGAACGTCAAGAACCTGACGCTGGACCTGAAGTCCGGCGAGGCCGACGTCACCACCCGCGCCAACAACGGCTGGAAGGCCACGCTGGCGACCCTCAAGGAGGCGACCATCGACTTCGAGATGGTCTGGAACACCGGGGACACGGGCTTCTCGGCCATCAAGGATGCCTGGCTCAACAAGACCGTCATCGGCCTGGCGGCGATGGACGGTCCGGTCGCAACGACCGGCAGCCAGGGGCTGTGGGCCGACTGCCAGGTGAGCGGCTTCACGCGGGATGAGCCGCTGGACGGCCCGATCACCGTGAAGGTGAGCGCCAAGCCCACCTACTCGGCCAACGCGCCCCAGTGGAAGGTCGTGTCAGGTTCGTGAGCCCGCGCAGTAAGCGGGCCGTCCGCGGCGAACCGCAAACGGCCCTTGCACTGGGATGGGTTGGCACTCTTTTCGGTAACGACCGTCGCAGCCACGAGAAAAACGGCTGCGGCCACAGACAGGAGAAGACATGCACACCTTTACGGATGCAACCGGCCGCACGTGGTCCGTGGCCATCAACGTCGACACGGTCAGGCGCGTCAAGGCCCTGGCCGGCGTCAACCTGATGGATGTCGTGGAAGGGCAACTCGTCGCGCGGCTCCAGACCGACCCCGTGCTCCTGTGCGATGTGCTCTACGCGGTCTGCAAGCCGCAGGCCGACGCCCAGAACGTCACCGATGAGGACTTCGGCCGCAGCATGGCAGGGGATGCCATCGAGGCGGCGACCGAGGCGCTTCTGGAGGACCTCACGGATTTTTTCCCGAGTGGCCAGCGGGGCCTGATGCGAAAGGCCCTCGGGAAGTTGAAGACGTATCAGGCCAAGGCCCTGGCGGTAGCGAGCCAGAAGCTGGACAGCCCGGATCTGGAGAAGCGGCTGGAGGACCTGCTCGCGCCTGTTGGCGGCTCGTCTTCGAGTTCGCCGGCATCCTCGGATGCGACCCCGGCCCCCTGACGCTGCGGGAGCTGGCCTGGATGGTCGAGGGTCGCAGCCGGGCCCTCTGGGAGCACACGGCCGCACACCTGGCAATGCACTACAACATCCACCGCGACCCGAAGCGGACGCGGCCGCGAACGGCCCAGGACTTCAACCCACATTGCAGGCGCAGCCGCCAGCCGTCGGGCATCCCGCTGACGGCGGAGAACATTCGGATGCTTAAGACGGTCTTCGTGGACAGGAAGGCGAACCCATGATCGCAGAGATGTCGACGGCGGATGTGTGGAACCTGATTGTGACGCTGGTCTCGATCATCGCCGGCGCCGTGGTCATCCCGTACCTGGCATGGTTGGGTTACCGCGTCATCGACCTCGGGCAGAAGCAAATCCTCCTCGAGAAGAGCCTAGCCACGATGAAGGCCGAAATCGACGGCCGCCTGAAGGCGACCGACGAGCGGTGTGTGCAGCATCATGAATGGATGGGCAAGATCGACCGGAAGATGGACGACGCGACGGATTCGTTGAATCGGATCATCGGCGGGATGGAGGCGCGGGGCGACAAGGTGCCCCCGCCCAAACGGAAGGAGTGAGTCATGGTCAAGGTGGCATGGGTCGTGGCAGTGCTGGCGGCGGTTCTCGTGATGGCGGGTTGCGGCAGCCAGGCGGCGAAGGAGCCGGCGATGCCCCTGAAGGCGGCAGCCAAGACGGCCGAGGCCGCGGCCGAGAAGCTCGGGGCCGAGACCAAGGCCGCCGACGAGGACATCGTGGGCGCTCAGGCGGACGTAAACGAGGCCAGCGGCACGATCGGCGGCGTGCAGGACCTGCTCAACGTCTCTCCCGCCCCCGGCGCGGCGACCCTCGCCGTTCAGGCCGGCAAGGCCAAGGACACTCTCGACAACAAGGCAAAGCCGAAACTCGACAGCGCCCGTTCGCACCTGGCCGCTACGCAGGCGCCGATAGCCGACATTGGCAAGGTGGCGGACTCCGCAGCCGCCGGCGCCAAGACGAACGACGACCTCGTCACAGCGAACGGCAAGCTCAAGGGCCGCGTGGCTGAACTGGAAGACCGCTGGACGAACATCATCAAGTTCGTGCTGGTCGTCGTCTCGCTTCTGGGGTTCGCCGGCACGCTGTGGGGTCTGTACCTGGCCGTGAAGGGCGGCGATGTGGTGCGGGGCCTGGGCCTGTCGGCCTGCTCCTTCATCGCCGGCGGCGCGGCAGGCTTTGCGGTCAAGTACTGGGATGCCCTCATCTGGGTGGGCGCGATCGGCTTCGCCGCGGCCGTCGGGTTCGTGGCGTTCTATCTCTGGTGGAAGTCCAAGAAGGGTCAGGCCACGCAGGCGGCCCAGTCCGCACTGGTGGTCGCGGCCGACACGGGGCAGCGCCTTGTGGCCGGCATCGACGACTTGACCGCCCGGATGGAGACCTGGATCAAGGCCCACCCGAACTCGACGGCTGCGGAACTGTGGGGCGCGTTCGGGACGCTGAAGGAACTCGCGCTCCGCAAGAGCCAGGAGGACAAGGAGATCGCCGCCTTCGTCGATGCTCAGCCCACGCGGCAGGTGGTCGCCGCACCGCCCGCGCCGACCCCGTCGCCGGCACAGGTGGTGTCGGCCACGGCGTAAGGAGCGAGGGCGTGGCCTTCGGCGCGGACAACAAGTGGTTCTTCGACCGCCCGGCCGTCATGCGGGCGGTCGATGCTGCCACGCGCCGGAACCTGGCGTCGGCCGGCGGGTGGATCAGGAATGTCGCCCGCCACTCGATGAAGCTGGTGACGCCGGTCAAGGAGCAGCTGCGCCAAAAGGCCCAGGGGAAGCGTAAGCGGATCACCGCCGACCCGCGGCCGTCGGCGCCGGGGACGCCGCCGCACGCCATTCAGCCGCACCCGTTCATCAGGAAGTTCCTCTCCTACGCCTACGACCCGCAACGGCGGTCGGTGGTCGTGGGGCCGGAGGCCGGCCGCGGGCCCAGTAACGGCGTGCCGGCGCTAATGGAGTTCGGCGGTACGGCCAAGCCCGGCAAGACACGCACCCGGGTCCGGGCGGTCGGCGGCGCAGGCGAGATCGACATCCGCGACGGCGAGGTCGTCTATGCGCGGTTGCTCACGGCCAAGCAGGCGGCCAGGGCCAACCGGCTGAACCAGCAGCTGTACGGTTCCTCTTCGGCAAAAACGCGACGCTACGCCGCGCGTCCCTATATGAAACCCGCCCTGGAACAGTCGCAGCCGAAGATCAGGGACTTGTGGCGGGACAGCGTGCGCCCTGTAACGTCGTAGGAGAACGAAAGTGGCTGACTCTGGGGCAATCCGGGCCGGCCGGGCCTACGTGGAACTGACTACGGACAACTCCAAGCTCCAGCGGGGCCTGGTGGCGGCGCAGGGCCTGGTGAAGAACTTCGGCACGTCGCTGGCGCTGGTCGGCCGCGGCTTCAAGGACGCCGGGGCCTGGGCCATGCGCCTCGGCACCGAGGTCGGCCGGGCGATGAGCGCGATTGGCGGCCACATGAAGGCCGCCGGCACGTGGGCGATGGGCATGGGCGCGGCGATCCTCGCGCCGATGGTCATGGCGCTACGCACCTTCGCCAATGCCGGCCACGACCTCCTGGAACTCTCGGAGCGGACGGGGATGTCGGTCGAGGCACTCTCGGAACTGGGCTACGCGGCCGTCCAGTCGGGTGCCGACATGGACATCCTCGAGCGGAGCGTCGCCCGGATGCAGAAGGTGATCGGGACGGCCGGCGAAGGGTCCAAGGCCGCCATGACGGTGCTGGCGCACCTCGGCCTCTCGTTCTCGGCCCTGAAGGGCCTCTCGCCCGAGGAGCAGTTCAACCAGGTCGCGGAGGCACTCTCTCGCATCCACGATCCGACGCAGCGGGCGGCCGCCGCGATGGAGTTGTTTGGCCGGGGCGGCACCAAGATCATACCCATGCTGAAGGACGGGGCCGAGGGCCTGGCGCGCCTCAGGGAAGAGGCGCAACGGTACGGCCTCACGATCTCGACCGAAGAGGCCGAGCGGTCGGAGCGGTTCCACCGCGTGCTGAAACTTCTCTGGATGACCGTTCAGCGGCTGGCCATCGCCATTGGCGACGAACTGGCCCCCTACGTCGAGGACCTGGCCGCATGGATGATGGAGGCCGTGCGGGGCGCCATCCGGTGGGTCCGCGAGAACGGGGGCCTCATCGTCTCGATCCTGAAGCTGGCCGGCGCCCTGGTGGCGTTCGGCGCCGCCGTGTATGTGCTCGGTTGGGTCTTCTCCACGATCGGCGCCCTTATCACCGGCACGGTGGCCGTCATCACCACGGCGGTGACGATCTTCAGCATGGTGGCCGAGGCCATCGCCTTCATCTGCACGCCGGTAGGGCTGGTCGTGGTCGCTATTACCGCCCTAGCGGCGGCACTGGTGGGCCTGGCCATGTACGGCCTCTATGCCAGCGGAGTCCTTGGCAAGGCCCTGGCATGGCTCGGCGAACGGTTCGGTGTGCTGAAAGAGGATGCCCTGGCCGCCTGGGAGGGGATCGCCAACGCCCTGGCCTCGGGCGACATCGGCCTGGCGGCCAAGATTCTCTGGCTGACCCTCAAGATGGAGTGGCAGCGGGGCGTCTCATGGCTCAAGGAGTATTGGGAGGGGTGGAAGGTCTCGTTCCTGAACGTTGCCACCGACGCCTTCTACGGCCTGCAGGCCGCCTGGGTCATCGTCACGAGCAAGATCGCCCAGGTCTGGGCCGAGACCGTCGCCATGCTGAAGACCGTCTGGACTGTGTTCGTGGGCCTGGTACGGCTCGGCTGGAACTGGATCGAAAAGAAGACGGGCCTGGCGACCGAGGAAGAGGCCGCGGCGAACCGCGCCCAGATCATCAAGGAGACCGACGCTGAGTTGGCAGGCATCGACGCCAACCTGGCCAAGCGTTCGGCCGAGGTCGAGCAGAACCGCACCGCTGCCCTAATCGACATCTCCGGCAAGGCGGTTGCCGCCCGCGCGCGGCACAAGGCCGATGCCGACCGTGAACTGAAGGAAACCGAGGCAGACCTGGCGAAGGCCCGGGCTGAGTGGCAGGCGGCGCTGGATGAGGCCAAGCGAAAGCGCCAGGCCGCGGGGCAGCCGCCAGGGGCCAAGCCGCCGCCGAAATTCGACTTTAAGGGGAGTGCCGGCGCCATCGAGGAATTGAGGGTGAAGATGGGAGTGGCCGGCTCCTTCAGTTCGGCCGCCGCCTTCGGCCTCGTGGGCGTGGGGAGCATCGAGCGGATCGCCAAGGCCACCGAGGACACCGCCGCCAACACCAAGGACCTAGTGCAGCTCTTCGACCAGGGCGGCAGCACGTTCGAGTAGAGAGGCAGCCGTATGCCCGTCACCGTTGTCGAGAAATTCGACTCCCGGCACCTGACGACCGGCGTCGGCGACTCGTTCGAGAGCGGGTCGCTCGACCTCAACTACATCATCTTCGGCACCGACAGCGAGCAGGAGGCCGAGACGGCCCTGGCGCAGACCGTGCCGGCGCTGTACGGGTTCCTCAAGCTCCAGACCGTCAGCGTCCAGCCCCTGGGGCAGCATGAGTGGGAAGGCACCGCCCACTACGTCTCGGCCCTGAAATCGCCCTCGGCCGGCGACGAGCCGGTCTGGACCTTCGACACCTCCGGCGGGACGCAGCACATCACCGTCTCGAAAGAGACCACCCACAAGTGCGGCCGGTTCGGCGACTCGGCTCCCGACACCAAGAACATGATCGGGGCCACCGAGGACCATGTCGCCGGCGTCGACATCACCATCCCGGTCTACGCCTTCTCCGAGACGCACCATAAGACCTTCGCGTTCGTCGACAACACATACAAGGGCACCCTGTTCCGACTCACCGGCAAGGTCTGCAACGCCGACTTCAAGGGCTGCGCCGCCGGCGAGTGCCTCTTTTTGGGCGCCACGGGCAGCCGCCGCGGCGCCAATCCCTTCTGGGAGATCACCTACAAGTTCGCCGCCTCGCCCAACCAGGAGAGCATCACCATCGGTGACATCACCATCCCAGCGAAAAAGGGATGGGAATACCTGTGGACCCGCTCGCGGCCCGAGGTGGTCGACAGCGGCGGCCTGGGCAAGTCGCTGTGGATGCGCCCCTGGTACGCCTACACCGAGCGGGTGTACGAAGAGGCGGACTTTGCGGACCTGGCGATAGGAACCTGACCGTGGCCGGCGACCCGTTTAAGAAGGTGATGCCCGGTGACCGGCTGGCCGTGCCGGCCGAGGTCTACAATGCCCTCCAGGAGGCTCTGCAGAAGGCCAAGGCGGGGCGGTTCAACCAGCAGGACGGCGGGCCGCCGCCGGCCCTGCCCAACGGCATGGTCTACATCCGGAACGATTCGGGCTGCCAACTCGACCAGTTCTCGGTCCTGGGCGTCGACGGTTCGATCTTCGACACCTGCTGCGGCGATGAACTCGTCACGTTCCGGAGTTGCCCGGCCCTCAAGGGCGTGAAGATCCCGCCCGACTGCTGCGACGCCCACGCCCTGAAATACCTGGGCCGGTTCGTCGTCCTGGCCGAGCCGCTGGATTGCTGCCAAGTGGGCAAGGCATGGGCGATGGGGTACTTCCCGGTGCAAATCCAGGTGGACGACGAGCACCACCGGTTCGCCGACATCGACCCCGACCATCCCGAACGGCTGAGGAGCGCGGGCTATGGCGCCGCCTTCATTGAATGGAAGGAATCGGGCACGGGCCTCAAGTGGGCCGTCGTGAAGCTCGGTATCCCGCCGGACGATTGGTGGTGGGCCAAGATCAACTGCTGGGCCTACGACGACCCCAAACGGCATGACTGGACAGAAGTTGTGCCCGACGGCAACGGCAACTGGGTGCCCAAGGAATGCGGTCTGTACGGCGACACGAGTTGTTGCTGCGCTGGGTACGACGCCTACGGCCGCGAGAAGATGCCCAGCGGCACCCTCGTCAAGATGCGGCAGGAGATGCAGTGCGATGGCACCCGCCGCTACATCTTCGACGGCGGGCCCGGCTGCAGCAAGTACCTTCTGGACGGCTCCTGCAACTACGGCCTCAAGTTCGACGCCACCGGGCGCGTCTCCGAAGTCCAAGTCCTCCAACAGGGCGGCCACCTGTGCTGGGTCAAGCTGGCGGACCTTCAGGGCGTGTGAGTCCGGATGGGCTGACGACTGCTGATCCGAAAGAAACCTCTAGCCGCGGTGGGAGTTTATACGATATGCTTATGGTGAGGGGTTATGACACGCTGTGCCGGGCGGAGCGACGGGGCATGAGGGACCGCGACATACGGGGCTGTCTGCGGCAGGATTTGCTGCGCCATTTCGCGCATGATCCCGGTTCACTCGTCCTGGATGAACTTGACCTCTGCCAGGGCACGTCACGCGTAGACATGGCCGTCGTGAACGGCTGGATTCATGGCTACGAGATCAAGAGCGAGCAGGATACTCTTGAACGCTTGCCGGGCCAGATGGATGTCTACTCCAGGACGCTGGACTACGTCAGCATCGTTACCAACGACCGGCATCTTGGCGCCATCTCTGCGCTGGTCCCATCGTGGTGTGGGCTAACCAGAGCCTCGCTGGAAAGCGATGAAGTGAGGCTCGACGTTGTTCGACCTCCCCAACAGAACACCGGCATAGACGCGGAGGCAATCGTCCAGTTCCTCTGGCGAGATGAAGCCCTCGGGATTCTGGCGTCCTTGGGGCTGGACCGGGGGATGGCGAGCAAGCCGCGGCGTGCGTTGTGGAAGAATCTGAGCGAGAGCGTGCCCCTTGACGAACTGCAATCGCTGGTCAGAACCGCCCTTAAAGACCGGCAAGGTTGGCGATCTGATTCGTTACAAACGTGA